CTTTCATATTTTGTCTCCCCAAATATCTAGGATAAGCGGTTCTATTGGTGATTTGTGTTTATGGGTAGCCCTGTCCAATGCCATAACCATAGCAATACAAGCGTCAATTTTGCGTCTTGACTTGCCTTTTGATAGTCGCCAACCGTTATCTGCCATGCGTTGTGCTGCTGAAAGCACATGGTCTGTAAAGGTTGGAGAACCATCATGTATGACTTGACCATTAACAATTAATTCGTATGTCACTCCGCAGGCTGGAACCATACGTTGTGCAGATTGTGGAAATTCAACCATTGGCAATCCATCATCTGAAAGCGCCTCTGCCGACCTTTGGAAAAAAGCAGGGTCATAAGCAAACTCCTGCACATTGTAACGAAGATGTAAATCTCTTAAATAATGTTCAACGGCTGCAATATCAACGCCAAAATCATTTGGATTCCAAATTTGAGGAAGCAACACATATCGCTCACCTTGTTGTTGGGCAAGAACCACACCGATTGAGTCGTGTTTTAGAGCCATGTCAATACCTACATAGCACGGTAGTTCTGGGTCTATAACTGTTTCACCAACAAGACGTTCCCATGCGCCTACTGGTAGCCAAGACTCTTGTGTACGAACCCATTGGTTAAGGCGGTAACGGCGGAAAGCCATTTCGCTTGTTTGTTTGGCAGATACTTCCATATCTTCCATATCCAGCAATCCGTGAGACAAGTTTGGATTTGCTTTTACCCATTGCTTACGGTCATTTATGTCGCAATCTAATTTTCCTTCCCACCAAAAAAAACCAAAAGAGTCATCAACTACTTCTTTGGCTGCGAGGCTTTTGCCGTAAGTATAAAGTTTGCCTGCAATGGTATCTAAGTCATAGCCAGCCGTAGTAATAGCAACTACCAATGGGTCTCTACGTGCACCAGAACCGAGAGTTAGGGCATCCCACAAATCATCGTGTCGCTGAATGTGAAGTTCATCAAATATAACCATTGAAGGGTTTAGCCCCTGCTGTAGTTTTCCATCTGCTGACAGAACACGATAGATAGCATTAAACTCTGGAACTTCAATAACATCACGAAACACCCTGCATTTCTTAGACAAAACTGGGCTATTTACAACTTGGTCACGGGCTTCGTTAAATACAATTCGTGCTTGTTGTCTGTCACCTGCCGCCGAATAAACCTCTGCACCAGCCTCACCAGCAAACAAACCATAAAGGGCAAGCGCAGAACCCAAAAGACTTTTACCTTGTTTTCTTGGAACTCCGACAAGCGCACGGCGATACCGCAAACGACCATCTGTTCTACGTTCAAGTAAATTACCAAGAAGCCACTCTTGCCAATCCGTAAACTCTAAAGGCTGACCAGACCTCATACCTTTGGTTAAGGTAAGCCAGTTGTAGGCAAAGTCTGTAATTAGTTTGCCATCGCTGTCATCGTACTTACGTTCTGTGTAGTAGGTCGGAGCCCACTTAGGATTAGGCTTGGTTGCGTTGTTCGTGGACACGTTTCCTGAACTCTCCCAGAGGGTCACTTACACCAGCAGAACGGAAACCAATACGCGCCCTATCTGTTGGAGTGAAACCAAGAAGGCTCAAATTGTCAGTTATTAACTTTTCAAGTTGTCTTAATCCTGTACGTGCACGCCAGTCAGTCGCATCAGTAAAAACCAAACGCCTCAAAATAGCCCTCTCATCTTCTTGCTCACAAACTATCATCAACAGTTCAATATCAGCATCTTGAAGCCAGCCTGCGCCAGCCTGCCAAAAGCGTTCCCACAATTCTAACCCAGGACCTTTGCCACCAGCCGTATTACGAATGAGTTGCCTATGTGGTTCAGGGATGGTTTTTTCAACATCTGGTAACACTTCCAAGACTGGTCGTGTGTTTTTCTTTTTATCCCTTAGCCCCAAATGTTCTCTGCGGTCTAACGGCATTGGTTTTGCGCCTCGTGTAGCCATAACTAAAACATACCAGACATAACAAAAGTTTTAATACGGACACGCGTCCCTCTTGAAGGTCTCAGGGGTAACCATAGGGGTTCTCATGAAAAAAAGGGGGGGGTGGTTATTGGTTTGTTGCCTTTGCGTGAGTTGCATGACCTGTGGGCTGCAAGTAGTGGGCTGTTGGGGTCTCCTGCTATTACGTGGTCTGCTGTCCATGGGTCATTTGGTCTTGGTCCCTTTCCACATAGCCAACAGATGGATGCGTTATCTCGGACTTCTTTTGCTTTCCGTTTGTAGTTGCCTTTGTAGTGTGGGCGTGGTGGTCTGGGTGGTCGTGGATGTTGATTGTTCCATTGTGTTTGGCATGGTTCGCAACGTGATAGTTGTGGTGTTAATGCACCGCAGTTAAGGCATGGTCTTTGTATCACCGTTATGTCAATGGTGTTTCATGTATCCACCCTGCAAACTCCCCAAAACGGAAGAAGGGTTGGAATGTGTCTGGTAGTTCTTGTTCTTGTAGGGGTCTTTGTACTCCTGATAGGGAGAGTTCCTTAGCAAGTATTTCGTCTGGTGTTATGCCAGATGCGACTTTGCCTGCGATGGTTAAGCGGTGAAGGATGGTACCGAAGTAGCCGTTGGCTGTTTCAAGTTTGTCCACGATAATGATTGCCCCACCCTTCCTTGAAGTATTGACAAGTTGTGCTATTAGTTTTTGGCGTTCTTCAATAGATATAAACATTAAGCAAAGGAATAAGATTGTTACGTCATGGGGTTGGTAGTCATACTTAGTTGCGTCACCTACTGTTACTTCTCCCCACCCTTTCCAGATAGATACCATTTCTTTACTGGAGTCAATGCCTATACATTTGGCGTTACGAGTTGCCAAAGTGTCCATTAGTAGCGCAGATATGTTTCCTGTTGAGCATCCAATGTCGTACATCCGCCCGTTCTCTGGAATGTAGTGGCGGGCTATATGGGCTACAGCACCAGATACAAGTTCATACCACGGCAGTGTTTCCCTAACGTGACGGTCAAAGTGGTTGGCTACTGACTCATCCTTAAACGTCCAATCAGTAGGAATGTCAAACTTGTCGTTCATTTAGTTCTCCCTAACAGGAAGCCACAGTAGAACAAACTAAAGCACATAATTAATAGTACGAGTATGTCGGTCATTTTATTTTATCCAGTATCTCTGTCTTGATTGTTTCAGCGATTGCTTTCATCATGGGTGGCGGTACAGACCGTCCTAGTCTTTCCCATCGTTGTTCAAACGTTCCAGTTAGTTCAAAGTCGTCAGGAAAACCTGACAGTCGGCGTACTTCGTGAAGGGTAAACTTACGGCATTGGGTTGGATGGGTAACACCAGCGGCAGGGACGTTTCCACATTCTGCTGTAATTGTTTGTATTGGCTTGTCTCTATGTGACCTAACTAACAAGAATGGTGTCTCGGCTTTGGTTCCTTCTTTAAGTAGTTTCCATTTTCTACCGAGGGCGTATCTGTCTAGCGTTATGTCTTTACCCGTTTCAGGGTCGTTTGTGTGGTGTATTACAACGTCCATAGCGTCACGCATTGTGTATCTAGGGGACTTAGGGGTGGGGAATACTGGTTCAAGCCCTAAATCGTTCCTAACGCCTATGAAGATAAGTCTTTGTCTGGCTTGTGGAACACCGAGGAAGGAACTGTCAAGCACTTTGGCTTTAACGTTGTAACCAGCGTCCTTTAATTCTTGAAGTATCTCTAGGAAGTAACCCCTAGCCACGCCTTTAACAAGTCCAGCAACGTTCTCGGCTACAAATACTTTTGGTTGTAAGCCTTTAAGCAGGCGCACATACTCAAAAAACAAGTCGTCAGTTACTTGGTTGGTGTCTGAATAGGCTTTGTCTTTGCCCCATAAGCGTTCCCGTTTGCCAGCCGTAGAGAAAGATGAGCAGGGTGGTGAGCCTTCCAATACGTCCAACTCGCCACGTTTCAAGCGTGCTTCTGACAAAATATCCATTGGATTAACGGTTCTAATATCATCGGGACTTAGTTTCACGTTTGGATGGTTAAGGACGTAAGTGTTTCTTGCTTCTTCTACAAACTCATTAGCCCAAACAACTTTATAGCCAGCCATTTCAAACCCTAGGCATGAACCACCAGCACCAGAAAAAGTGGAAACAACTTTGTAGCCGTTCGTGCCTTTAACTTTGGCTATTTCTTTCATAGAAGGGATTTTGTATTTAGGCTTGTCCACGAATTATCTCGTTGTATATTCCAACTACTGATTTGTAGCCTTTTGTGTTTATTGGATGATTAACCAGTTGTGCAAACAAAGCAGAGATACCAGAGTCACCAAGTTGTAGGTTTACGTGCTTCTTCACATTCCATTTCATTATTTCAGGAAACGCATCACGAATTGGTTGCTTCTGCTGTGGAGTGTTACAAGACTTGTATGAATGACCGTAAAGTATTTCCCTAAATCTTGGGTCACGATAGGGCGATACCACTTTGATACCTAACTCGGTAGTTAATTTATCCCATGCAAGTTTCTGACCGTAGTTTGGGTTGGCAAACTTCTCGGCACGTATCTCATCCAGCCAAGTTGGGTCGTCACCGTCCTCACCATGACCACGAATAGAACAATTTTTATCATCGCCGAATAATCCGCCTGCAGTTAATCCGTTAGCGATAACTCTGATACCAATTTTGCGTGCTTCTCTAATGGCGTACCAGCAAGGCCAAAAAGACTCAATCTCTGCTTTACGGCGTAGCCCGTAGCCCATTATCAGGCTTTCTAGGTCGCCTAGGACGGTTTCTAAGCCTGTAGGAAGGAAAATAGGGGTAAAGACTAAGCCCTCTTGTTTAGCGGTCTTTTGAGCCGTCCTAAAGTCGCTTGACGGACGACCATCAAGACAGAAAGAAATAACCATAGGACGTACCCCATTGGCGAGATATGCCGCAAGAATAGCGTTGCTGTCCACCCCACCAGAAAGAAACACACCAACGTTCTCTGTGTCTTGGCAATGTTCCAAGATAAGTGAGCGTATTGCTTTCGCAGTTGGATGTTCTATTTGGCTTTGCCCGACCATTCGTAACCGCACTTAGGACAACAGAAGTCAGTTTTAATTTCGTTGTCGTACTCTGGAAAATCAACTGGTGGCTCGTGAACCTTTGGATTAACAAGTTTAATTAAATCATCTAAATCGTCTTGCGAAAATAAAGTGCTATTTAACCCGATTGTCTTTTCAACCTCGGTAAGCAATTCTGCAAGTTCTGCTTGGTCGTAAGTAGCCAAATCATTAGAACGGTTATCAGCCAGCATTATTTGAATAGATTTGGATTCGTCACAGTCTATTTCAACTACGTCAATCTCTTTCCAGCCAAGTAATTGTGCTGCTTTCCATGTGTGGTTACCAGCAAGAATGTATTTAGTTGATTGCTGAATAACAATTGGTCTGTATTGACCATGTGCTTCAAGACTTTGGCTAATTGCACCAATGTCGCCCTGACGTACATTCTTTGGGTGTGGTATTAACGACCCAATCTTGACACGTTTAATTTGTGGAATCCCATCGCTCATGTCGCAAACTCTACCACGCTGAGATACACTTACAACTCTCATTCCCCTAGTGAGTTCGTTGGGGTTATCGTTAGTTCCTTACCAGAAATGGTTATACGGTAGCCCCAACATTAGGGAGACATAAAAAAGCCCCCGACCCAATTTCTCAGGTCAGGGGCTTTTCTGTTGGGGGGAATTGTTATCGGGTTACTTGAAGCAGTAACTCCATTGCGTGAATATCAGCCTCGGCGTTCTTGCCTTTAAGCGTTTCCATCATCGTACGTTCTACAGCGATGGTATTACCCCGTATAGGACGCTCGTGCTGACGGTATGTATTAACGGCTTGTAGAACACCATAGCCAGTACCTTTCCACGGTGATACTCGCTCATCTGAGATGTACAAGTTCTTTAACTGCTCACGAACGTTATCGGCACGAGTTTGTTTGTTCGCCCCATCTGCACCTGTCGCTGGTGCAAACTTGGTAAGGAACTTGTCAAACTGGTTATCCGAAACCTTAATAGCAAGAAGTGTCTCCAATTCTTTCGTGAACTCATCAGACATGGTGTGAATGATATCTAACGCTGAACGTGCTTCTGCGATTCGTGTAAGTGATTTGGAAGTATGACGAATACGGTATGTCTGTCCATTTTCGTCCAATGCCATTTCACGAGTGTTATCGCAAACCACGATTGTTACAACACGCTTGTACGTTGTCGCAATGGAACCATTAAATGACGTAGTAGCAAGAAGTGTTGGTCTGAACTCTACGTCAGCAACCTTCATGTTTTCTGGCATTTCAACTTGTACCCAAGCAACTGCACCGCCTTTAAGTAGTCCAGCAGAACCGATAACTAGGTCATCGTCCAAGAAGTTTGCAACGTTCTTAATAAGCCATTCGCTGTACTGGTGTGATTGGTACTTCGTTGAAGGTACGCCAAGACTTGCGAATGTGTCGTCACGAACAATTACTTTCTTGTTTGGTACCACCATCTTGTCACCGTTTGGAGTTGTGTATTCCATTGGTAGTTCTATTGCGTTCCAAAAGAAAAGACGGCGTTCAACATCTTCTACTGGAATTGCAAGTTCATAGTGGTTTGGTTCTGCACCTTGACTGGATTCTTTGTAATGCCATGCTTTACCACGCTTACTTGTCATGCCAATCAAAATGTTTTGGTTATACCACTCTGTTGTTTCTGTTCCCATTTTATTTGTTCCTTTTATTTGTAGGGTTTTGGTTTAACGCCTCTCGGCGTAGTGGGTGGTCGGGAGTTGAACCCGACTAGGCGACCATATCGCCCACCCTGTTTCGTTTGGGGGAAACGATTTGTTAGAAGTATGCAAATACTGCTTGGTACTTCTTGATGATTGGAACGATTAACAAGTCTGGAAGGTCTGAACGCCAACCGTTGTTAAGTGCTTGTTCAAGAACCATTGATACTGCTTCTTTGTACTGAACGATGCGAGGCTCTGAACTCCAATGTTCAATAACAGAACCAATAAGGTTCTTGGTAATTCGCATTTGAGTTACTACGCCAAAGTGAATTGTGTTTTCCAACATTTGTTCTGTGGTGGCTGGCTCTGAATATGGAAGTGATTTTGTAATCCATTGTTCACAAACTTTAATAGCACGTTCTGAATCTTTTGATAGCGGTTGGGTTTCTCTAAGTACAACAAGTTTGTTATCCCAATCAATTTTTGCTTGGGCTTGTTCTTCTTCTCGCTTGATTTTTGCAAACATACGTCCGAGTTGGTCGCCACTTGCAAAAGCATCTAGGAACTCATACCAGTCTCGGTAGTGACCAGTTGCAGTTTCACCTTGATTGATTTCAACAACTGTGGCTTCGCCTTCTGGGTCAACGACTGTTCCTTGAATCCAAATACATTCGGCTTCGCCCCATCCACTTTTGTAAAGCAACTTGGTTGCGTAGTAGGAGTTTTTGTTTGTGCCGTACTTTGTTTCGTTGCGGAAAACTTCGTTGTGAAGAAGGTCGTGAATCATCTCGTTGGCTTCAACGATAAATGCTTCCACGGGTTCTGTACCGTAAGTTTGTGTTGCTGGAATCCATGCTTGTCTTTCTGTAAAGCCAAGTTGAACTTGATAATCGTCACATTTGGTTAGTTCGGTAATTAACTTTCCAATTTTGGTTCGCTTATCAACTTTCCATGTTCCTGCTGTAAAAATTGGCATGACGCCAACTGTGTTGTTTTCTGTTTCCATTTTGTTTTCACTCCCTAGTGATTTTGTTGTTTATGAGCATCGCTGTCTTTTGAGTACGGCGCTCGTTGTCAGTATATACGTTAATTAGATACCTAAATACCCATTTTTCAACCCCTTATGGTATAAGCGTTTGCGAGCCTGTCCCCTAGAGATATCGCGCCCTAGAGATAGACACGCTTAGAAGCCGTCCTAGCGGCTCCTACGTTAATTCTATTTAGCGGTTCTTTACTGTCTTTTTGGTCTTTTGGTTCTTCTTCCAGATATTCGGGTGTAGATACTTATTGTGTTTAATGCAACCCCATCCAAAGAAACCAACAGGTGGTCGGAAGAATGGACGATTATTTAATCTGTCCTCAAATGTTATGTATTCATTCTTTGTTTGGTATCCATAAATAGATATGCGATGGGCAACAAGTATTTGTTCTTCTTTGGTTGCACCATCTGGTGATTTTGCAAACTCTCGTCCGCCATATCCACGCCAAGTAGATAAAGCAATGCCAAGACCACCTGCAAAGTTTCCGCCATCTTTCCAATCTTGTTGTGTTTCGCATTGCGCTACATCGTCCCAAAATTGAACTGGCATTATTGTTGGTCGTACTTTGTGAGATACGACTGTTGCGCCCGACTGGTGAGGTGGAACCATAAGCCCCACTACCACCAGCAGCGCATGATAAATCAGCGTGCCACTCCACGCTCGGCGGATATTGCATAGGCGAGAGGAATTAACAACTCGCCCTTAGGTGTCTCAAACAACTGTTCAAGCCTCACTATGTTTTCCATAGAAGGATTGGCACGTCCTGATTCCCAGAGATAGACCGCAGTTTGTGATACGTCCAAAGTCTCTGACAACTTGCGTTGGGTTAGACCCATGCGCTTACGGTTTGATTTAAGTAATTCTGTAAAGCCCATTTTGTTTCCTATTCGTTTATGAAGTATGGGTGTATGTTGCGAGATTCACTCAGCGCATCATTGGCTAGGGATATGGCTACTTCACTATTCTGCTTGGTTGCTACATCGTTTACAAGTGTGTTAAGTGCGTACACAAGTTTTTGATTAACCTCTTCTTCTAGTGATAATTGCAAACGCAGTTGTTCTATGGTCTTTCGGGCTTCATCCATAACCCGACCTGCTTCTTGTATTTCAGCCATTGCTTGGTACTCATCCATTGTTATTCTCCAATATTGTTCGTGCTAACACTTCGTACAAACCTTTCCAGTAAAGACATTGAGTTTTGTAATACTCCAACTCTGTTTCTTTTAACTCTGTAAGTATTTCATGAACGTCATCTATGTGTACGTATTCAGTTGTCACGGTGTTCTCCTTCATAGTTCATAAGTGCAACGTAGGCGTTATGCCACGATTGTTTGTTGTCTGGTTCCATGTTCCTTATTGCTTCTGCTAGTTGTCCAGCGATACGTTCCCACGTAGTTGCTGATTTTGATGCTTGGTTGGCGACGGTTACATACCATTTGGCTGTTCCTATCGTTGGGTGCGTTGCTCGTAAGTACGCAAGTTTCATTTCTTCAAAGTCCATTGTTGTTCCTTTTGTTGTTATGACATTAATAAATAAAGCGCAGAAGCAGTAAGACTAAAGCAATAACAAATAACAATTATGTTTGTGTCTTGTCTGTTTTGTCTGTCTTGCACAACGCTGTGTGTAAATGTTGATAGATGTAAAAATAATAAACAAAATGCAACTAATCGCATATTGTGTACCCCTTACCTTTGCACGCCATACAGCGTTCGTGTATTTCTAAATACTGACTCATGTTGCCAGTTCCGCCACATTCTTCACAATTATCAAAACGCCTCACTTGAGTTGTCAATGAAAAGTCCGACTGCGATTGTTCTGACTTCTTGTTCATCTGTGTAACGGTACCAAACGTTTGTTCCTGATACATCTACAACCTTAACCCATCCTTGTTTCATATTAGGGATATTAAGGTTTAACAAGTCACCGTGTTTCAGATGACGCCAATTTTGTACGGGCATATTTAATCCTTACTTGTTTCATTAGCCAGTAACGACTGAACAGCCCCTCGTGCTTCTTCCAGAGTTGCATATTCCATAAAGTTGCCTACCGTTTCAATGTCGTGGTTAATTACTTGCCTAACTGTGTATCGGCGTTCACCGTCATACGGTGCAATAATCGCACCACCAGACACTTGTACAAGTTCGGCTTCTTCTGACGTAATAAAATACTTGCCACCGTCAAGCGTAATGTTGTGAATCTTTGTATCAAAGAACCTCATGTTGGATTTGCTGAACCAATGTGGTGCGTTGAGTTTTACTGTTTTCATATATATAAGTTTCATTTCTTTGTTCCTTTTTGTTTTGCTTCTTGACGTTCTTGTTTAACGTCACGGATTTCCCAACGTGCAGGTGCAGTATTACTAAACCGAGTTGGGTTCTTAACTATGTACTTGCGAATAGTGGAAGTGGAAAAGCCAGTAGCCCTACCAATATCTTTTGGACTAAACACGCCAGCCACGTTTGCATCCAACCACTTTTCCAAGTCGCCGTATTTGTTTAATCGTTTGGTTCGTTTAGTTACAACTTCTACTTCTGTAGTGCCGTCTTGAAACTCGCAAGCAACCTCTGGGCGTATCATGTACGTTGCCAAAACCCACTTAACGGGTTTATCGGGGTTAGCAAGTATTGCGTGTCTAGCACGATACCTTTCTGCTTCTATCGGGTCGTATGTCTTTGTCATTTTGTTTGTTCCTTTTTTGTTTGTACTTTGTAACCAATCCAAAGAAATGCTTTTTGTGCAGTTAATCTTTGTTGCCAGTTTTTATTAAGACTTGTTGTTCTAACAAAACCATCCAACGGATTATCCATTTCTGGATTTGGTATTGCAGATTCAAGACGGGTAGAAGGTGGAAATATCATAAAATCCGCAACTAACTGTTTACTGCTTGCTTGGTAAATCACATAGGTAATTGTTCTGGTTTGGTTGTTTTTGTCTTTAGCCACCAATGGTGGTTCCAGTTTGTAAATAACACCATCGCCGTTGCGTGTTTTCCTGACCTTAATTGCTAATTTCATTGTGGTATCCCTATTTCTTTTTCTTCTGCAATTTTTCTTGCGTTGTTATGAGCCCATTTAATCGCCCCTGCTTTTGTAGCAAAGCCAAAATCGTGTTCATATTCTTTTGTGTCTTGACCACCGTTACGGCTGTAATCCCAATAACGGAGTACATACCATTTAGGCGGTGTGCCTTTATCTTCTACATGATTTGAATAACCAATATTGATTATGTAAAACAAACCATCGTTTGCATAATCTTCTAATTCATATTCTGTGTTCATTTTAATTGTTCCTTCCAATTTGTTACTGAACCCTCTTGCCATTGTTGAATAGCCTCATCTAATCCACAGTCTGGGCATACATCTGTTTGGTTATCCAAACGTGATAACGCCACTCTTGGTGGATACATTCTCTGGTTACACCGTGGGCATCTAAGTGCTTGGGTGTCTATTTGTTTTTGTTTCATTGGTTGTTCCTTTTGTATGTTGTTTTTTTGTAGTGGGACTTTGACTTTGGTGGATAAATGATTTTGGAATCTGGATTGATTCTGTGTTCTCTGATTGTAAGTAACGCCCAAAGTGTGAAACCGAATAACGCAAACGCTATTAGTTCTTGAAGAGTGAACGTTGCCATTGCGCCAGCCAACATTATTTGTTACCTGCTTCCTTTTCTTGAACGTACTGGCTAAACAAGTAATCGGCGTACTCGCCGTTTGCCTCGTCAAGAAGGTTCATCGCTGCTTGTAGTTGTTTGGCACCTGTAATTAGATGTTCAACGGACGTTGCTTCTTTGCCGTATGCCGAGTAAGCAAATTGTGAACGTGATGTATTGACTACCAAGTTTTGGAAAAGAATGTTTATGTCTTCTCTGGCTCGGCTGATTTGTTCTAGGTATTGTTTTTCTGTTTTCATTTTCAGGTTCCTTTTCTGTAATGAACAAGTTGCGGTCTTGATGACCGCTACTTTTTGTTGTTGTTTTTGGTTAGTGACTGAAGTCGGCTTTGTACTGAACGTATGAACTGACTTGTGATTTGGCTTGCTTGTAACTACCTGCTCGGCGGATTCTGTTTGTATCGTCCAACCAGAACCAACCTTTTGCTTTTGTAAAAGCATCTGCTGTGTCTTTGCCGTGACAGATGGAATATCCGAGGAACGTGTAAACGCCCTCTGCGAGTTTTTTACCTCTCGCTGTTTTGTTTTGTGGCTTTGATGTTTTCATTTTTGGTACCCCTATCGGTAAAGCCCCTAGACGGTCTAGTGGCTATAAGTCCAGTTTATAGGGCTAGAGGGGGGGTAGTAAACCCATTCCTCAACCCCTTACAACGTAAGACTTTCCCGACCTGACCATTAGAGATTTAGCGACCACCCCTAATTTCGTCACAATTTTCTACTTAGCGTATTGCTTCTGAAACTCTACAAATTTTTGTAACAACGGTTCGTGCAACCGTTCGGCTTTGTCAAGTATGTAATCAATTATGTCTTGTTCGTCTTTGCGTAACCTAACAAAGTTAAGAACCTGCGTAGTGCAATCATCTAACTGCCTATCTTGTATTGGTTGCTGTATTGGCTTGCTTGGAGTCTTGCGACCATTACGCAACCTACTGTCCATTTCTCTTACACTAGGTACAGAACCAACATCGTTTAACACTGTAAGGATTTGCTGTGAAGTAAACCCACGCTCTACCGCCGAAGCAACAACGCTATTAAGTGCATACCAAGAACGTTTACCTAAAGGTTTAACCTCTTGTGCGTTCCACCATTCTTCGCAAATCTTCTTGGCTTCGGATACGGAGCCAGTTGGTTCTTGGCTCTGGTTAATACTGGCTCTGGTTTGTAGAGACATTTCTTTACTACCTGTCGGGTCAATATCTTTACTAGGTGGGATAACATTTTTTACTACCCCATTTGGATTAATACTGACCACTGTATATTGGTTGCTTGTGTAGTCGCCCTGTTTAGTTTTGCGATGACGTACTTCTAAAGCCCCGATACCAACAAGTTCTTCAACAGCCTTAGACAACGTTGGTTGCGATATCTGGCATTGACTTGCAAGCGTTGCTCTGGATGGGTGGCATTTACCTTGTACATCTGCGTACCGCCGTAGAACGCAATAAAGCCTTACGGCATTACTTGACATTTCTGCGTACAGTACCCACTCTGGGATTATGGCGAAATAGTTATCCGCCTGTATTGCCTTGCTCATTCTCTCCTAGTTTCGTTCCTGTGTATTGTGCAAACGCCGAAAGTCGCATTACAACTAACCCGTCTTTCATACCGTCTGGCATTGCTACCATAGCGAATGGTCGGTAGTCCCCAATGGGTCGGTGAAATTCTGATTGCATTTCACATTTTAAGTAGGCTGTAAACACAGGATTTATTTGCGCACCTGCTTTAACTTCTACACGAATGTCACCACCCCACAGTTCTTCGTGTCGTGTATTGGCACCACCAATGCCAAGAACCTTACGGGCGTCCCGTGCTTTTTTGTCGCCTTTGGCACGATTACGTTTACCTCTACACTTGTTACAAGCACAACCACGTATATGTCCTTCTGGTCTTTTTAATGGTGTACCAAATAATCCACAACCACATACGCAGTCTGCTTTATCTTTTAGTTGTGATTCCATTTTGTGCCTTTTGTTTTAGTGCGTAACGTTCAGGGGGTGTAAGCCCCCCAAACATTCCGTGCAGGTCGGTTTCGTGGCTCATAGCGTCTTGCAAACACTCCATTCGTACTTCGCACTCATTACATATTTTGCGTGCTTTTTCGTATTCACCGTGAGCAGGAAAAAATATCAAGGTGGACATTCCCGAACAATTTGCTTGTAACCGCCAATTAGTCTGTTTGGTCATTTACAAACCGTAGCGCAATACCACAATCGCTTGCCACGACTACAATCTTGCTTCGTTTGTTTCCATCTTTGTCATCAAACACTTCCTGTTCCATGTAGCCAGTAACGATTACTCTGCTTCCCTTTCCGCATTGGGCTACGATGTTTTCACCTAGTTCGCCCCACGCCTTAATGTCAAACCAACTGGTCTTTTTTTCTTCTTTAACTTTTTTGTTTACAGCCAAACCAAACGTCAAGATAGCGGTACCGCTTTTCGTGTAGTTAAGTTTTGGCTCGGACATACGCCCTATAAGTGTTACTTGTGTTGTCATTTTAATTTCTCTATTCAATTATTCTGATTGTTGTTATTCTTGACCATTTGAAATCGTAGAGGCGTTCTGTCTCTAATTCGCAAATAGTTATTGTTTTGTCATTACAAGATTGCACTACGCCTTCTCTAATGGGGTCATAATCCT